CAGCAAAATCGCCATTAGCAAATGTTGATATAACTATTAATAATGGATCAGGTGCCACAGTTACAATGAACAAAGGTACATCTTTTACTTCAGTTGTTGATAATCTAAATTATCAATTTGTAACTAACGAAGAATTAATTATGACACCTCAAAATGGTGTTTATAAATTTTCTGGTGTAGATTTGTATGAAGGTAGTTTAGTTACTTTTAGATATACAGTAGATAGTACAGATGTTGACCAAAAATTTATTATACCTACTGTAAATGCTGATACATCTACTTTAAAAATTACAGTTCAAAATTCTATAACTGATACTACACAAAATACTTATACATTAGCGTCTGGATTAAAATCTTTAAACAATACATCAAAGGCATATTTCTTACAAGAGTCAGATACAGGTAAATTTCAAGTTTATTTTGGTGATGATGTAATAGGTAAAAAATTATCAGATGGTAATATTATAATTATGGAATACATTGTAGGAAATAGAGATGAGGCAAATGGTTGTTCATCTTTTTCATTATCAGGTTCTGTTGGTGGATTTACAAATGTTAGTATAGTAACTAATTCAGCAGCTCAAGGTGGTTCTGGTCCTGAGTCAAAAGAATCAATTAGATTTAATGCACCTTTACAATATACATCACAAGACAGAGCAGTTACAACAACTGATTACGAAACTTTAGTTAAATCAATTTATCCTAATGCAACTTCTATAAGTGCTTGGGGTGGTGAAGATGATGAAACACCTGTTTACGGTGTTGTTAAGATTGCAGTCAAAGGTCAGTCAGGTGTTCCATTAACTAACGCAACAAAATTAGATATAGTTACAAAATTAAAATCTTACAATGTTGCTTCAGTTAGACCAGAAATAATTGATCCTATTATAACTAAAATTGTGTTAGTAGTAAATGCTAAGTTTAATAAACAAGCAACCGCTAAAACTTCAGAAACTTTAAAGTCAGAAATTACAACTGCTATATCAGATTACAATTTAAATACGTTAACAGCATTTGACGGTGTGTTTAGATTCTCTAAAGTTACAGGTTTAATTGATAATGTAGATAATTCTATTTTATCTAATATAACAACTGTTAAAATAAGAAAAGAATTTACACCTACACTTGCTTCATCAACAAAATATGATATTTACTTTAGAAACCCAATTTACAATCCTCATTCAGGACACGAATCTGTTTTATCATCTACTGGTTTTAAAATATCAGGAAATAATAATGAAATGTTTTTAGATGATGATGGTATAGGAAATGTTAGAGTTTATTATCTTGTAAGTGGTATTAAAACAGTACAAAATGCTACACAAGGTACAATAGATTATTCAACTGGACAAGTTACTCTTAATTCTTTAAATGTAGCTTCAATATCTAATATAAGAGGATCTGCTACATCTAATATAGAGGTAACTGTTTCTCCTAATTCAAATGATGTTGTTCCTGTAAGAGATCAAATTTTAGAAATAGATGTTTCTAATTCAATTATAAATGTTAACGAAGATACCTTTGTAGGTGGTTCTTCCGAGGCAGGAGTAGGGTACACAACAACATCAAGTTACTAATGTCCTATGGCAAAGTTTAATGATAAAATTTCATCACTTATCAATAGTCAATTACCTGATTTTGTAGTTGATGACCACCCACAGTTCGTTCAATTTTTAAAAACTTATTATCAATTTATGGAATCTGCTATGTTGCAGGTTACAAGTATTGAAAATACAGACGGTATAACTTTAGAAAACGAAACAGGTCTTTCAGATAATTTATTATTAGACGGTTCAAAAATAACTTCAGAAAGAACACAACTAGATCAAGGTGATAAAATAATTTACGAAGATACTGTATTTGGTAAATTTACAATAGGTGAAACAATAACAGGTCTTGTATCAAAGGCAACTGCAACAGTTATTGCCGAAGATTTGACAAATAATAAAATTTATATATCAGCACAAGATAAATTTTCTAAGGATGAAGTAATAACAGGTAATACTTCAGGCGCAAAAGCAATTATTAATAATTATAATCCTAATCCTGTAAATACTATTCAGGACTTAACAAACTTTAGAGATCCTGACAAAGTTATTTCAAACTTCTTAACAAATTTTAGAGATGAATTTTTAAAAACAATACCTGAAACTTTAGCGTTAGGATTAGACAAAAGAAACTTAATTAAAAATATAAAATCAATGTATCAATTAAAAGGTACACAAGCAGGACACGAATTATTTTTTAGAATATTATTTAATCAAGTATCAGAAACATTTTATCCAAGAACACAAATGTTGCGTGTATCTGATGGACAATGGGACACACAAAAAGTTTTAAGAGCAATTACAACAGTAGGTAATTCAACAGATTTAGTAGGTAGAACAGTTACAGGTACAAATACAGCAGCAACTGCTATTATAGAATCAGTTAAGAAATTTGTTATTGCAAATAAAGAAGTTTCTGAATTTGTACTTAATATAAACTCAATGACTGGTACATTTATTATTGGCGAAGAAATTACTGGTACTGCTAGTGATACAGATGACTTTTTTATAAAAGCAACAGTTACAGGTATACCAGGAACAAAAACAATTACTAATGATGGTAACTTATATGCTACTGGAGATTTTTTAACTGTTACAGGTGGTGGTACAGGTGCTGATATTGCTATTAGTGATATTGGTTCAGGACCAGTATCAGAAATTGTTGTTGACAATCCAGGATCAGGTTATTCTGTTGGTGATAAATTAGTTTTTGATAACACAGGTACACAAGGTGTTAATGCAGAAGGATTTGTTTCAGTAGTTAATGGTGGTATTTCTGGTGAAGACGGAACAGGTGCTGAACATATTTTAATGGAAGATGAAACTGGTAGAGGAGATCAATACTCTGGAAGTAAAATTGTAATGGAAGGTGCTACTAACTCCGACTTAAATGATATTACAGATATATTTTTAATTAATCAAGGTAGTGGTTATACAACTTTACCTAGTGTATCTATAACTTCAAGTGGTACAAATGCAAATGTTTTAGCACACGGTACAGATATAGGTAGAGTTATAGGATTAAAAACAAACGAATTAGGAGAAGGTTATCAAAACTCTCCAACACCTACAATTAAATTTAGAAATTGTTTATTACTTACAAACAAATCAGGTAACTTTAATGCTAATGATACTATTACAGGTGGTACATCTGGTGCGACTGGTAAACTTGCAAGTTATGACGCTGATACAAGTTTATTAAAAGTAAAAGATTTAAATACTAATTTTATTCTAAACGAAACAATAACATCAACAAGTAGTGGATCAGCAACAATAACAAGATTAGATGTTGCTAGTGCTACAATAGATGTAGTTTCTGTTTCAGATACAGATGGTAAATTTTTAAATGAAGATGGTTATGTATCCGAACAAACTATGAAAGTACAAGATAGTTTATACTATCAGGATTTTTCTTATGTATTAAAAGTAGGTCAATCAATAAACGATTGGCGAGACTCATTTAAAAAGACTATGCACACAGCAGGTTTTTATTTTACAGGACAAGTTGAATTAGTAAATAGATTAAGTTTAAAAGTTAGGGCGCCAGTTGCTGGTATTGTATCAGGTGCTTCAGATACTCCATTATTCAATGTATTAAATGTATTGTTTACAACTGTCTTTGGTAGAAGATTAGGAACAGTAGATGATGGTACAAGTTTAAGATCAGATAATATGTCTGAAGGATTAATGAACGCAGGTGATGATTATAGAGAACCATTTACTACAAATACTAGAGATATAACTTTGACAAGAGCACCTATTGAAATTAGTATGACTAGTAGAAAAAGAGCAACAATAGATGGTGTAGAAGTTAAACAAGGGTACGCATATGCAGGACCTAAATTTGGTACACTAAACAAATTTGCAAATACAGTATTTGGTATAAATTCAGGTGGAAGTAAAATAACATTTAAAGAATTGAGTAATGTAAAAATACAAGGTACAAGAACATCACTAGATGGAAGAGGTGCTATATTCTTAGCAACCTCAAATCCAGATGGTCAGTTATTAAAGACAAATTTTGCAATGCCTACGCAATTTGCGGCTTCTCAGGATGTTTTTGATAATACTGTTTCAAACTTTGCTCAAACAACTTTATCTTTTGATGACACAACCCCATAGGAATGTTTATAAATAGTATAAACAAGTAGGAATAACTAAATGACAAAACAGACTATTAATAGAGGAACATCTGCTAATGATGGAACAGGTGATAATTTAAGAGCAGGTGCTCTAAAAGTTAATGAAAATTTTAACGAATTATATACAGTTTTAGGTGATGGTACTACCTTACTTTCTGGTAATTACATAACAGACGCTTCTACTAGTACCTTAACAAATAAATCAATTAACGGTTCAAACAATACATTAACAAATATTCCTAGTAGTGCATTAGCAAGTATACCAAATGCAAAATTAACAAACTCAACAGTTTCTATAGCTGGTGATACTGGAACTCACGCAGTTGATTTAGGAGATACTTTAACTGTTGAAGGTGGTACAGGAATTGCAACTACTGTTACAGCAGACAAAGTTTCTATTGCTATTGACGGTGTAGTTCTAACAGAAACATCTACTGATACTTTAACAAACAAAACAATTTCAGGTTCTACAAATACCTTAACAAGTATTGCTAATTCCTCTTTAACAAATAATACTGTATCATATGGTGGTATATCACTTGCCTTAGGTGGCACAGACGCTACTCCTGCTTTTGATTTAGCAGACGCAACAAATTATCCTACAAGTTCACTATCAGGTACAATTACAAATGCTCAATTAGCAGGTTCTATTGAAAACGGTAAACTTACTAACAATAAAATTACAATAGTTGATGACGCAAGTGCAACACAAGATATTAATTTAGGAACAAATTTAGAGATAGTTGGTGGTACAGGAATTTCAACTGCTTCTTCTCCTAATAAAATACAAATAAATGTAAGTGGTGTTGCTAATTCTTCTTTAGTAAATGATTCAGTTACAATAGGTTCTACGGAAGTTAATTTAGGTAGTACATTATTAACAACAGCAAATTTAAATTTAACTGGTACATCTTCATTATCAGGTACAGGTACGGTTGATTTAACTGGTGCAGGTTCTAAAATGAGATTTGACTTTGCAGGTTATGGTACTTTACCAACGGCTGCAACTTATGTAGGAATGTATGCTTACGATAGTACAGGTAACAGACCTTATTATTCTTCAGGTGCAGGTTGGGTTAGAATATTAGATGAAAACTCTTCCGTACAAGATCATACAGATGTTAATATGTCTGGTGTTGCTGATGGTCACGTTTTAGCTTGGAGTTCAGCACAAGGAAGATTTAATGTAGGTGCTCCTGTAGGTGGTTCAGTTGCAATTAATGATATAACAGATGTAACAGTTTCATCTCCTAAAAAAGGAGATACTTTAGTTTACGGTGGTT